TAGGGTATGCGATCCACTCGGTCGGGGATCGATGGCAAGATCCAATCAGGATAGGCATCTTTGTCGCTAATGAGTGCGAGTGAGATATCGACTGCAAAACCTGCACGCCGAAGCGCTCGATACATCTCATGCAGACTGATAGCCCATTGATCGAGAGCGTTATAAGTGTCTAGGTCGATGACCTTCTTCTTCGCCATGTCGAAAATTATCGCTCGAGAAGTATGTTATATATCTCATCGACACGCGAGTTGAGGCGCTTAATCTCAGACAGTAGATGCGTAATCACATAACCTGCAAGCCCACCAATTACGGCAAGGCTGGCAAAGTAAAGGGTGAAGAAGTTTTCCTGTGTCACTTCTTGCTCACGCCAAATGATGCGTCGCTAGGGTTAAGCCACCTCAAGATGACGGGTGCTACAGCTGCTATCCCTGCCATCGCTAAAGTCTTAGGGTCAGTTACGCCTGCCATGTATAGCGCCAATGCAGCTGCTAAGAATGATCGTGCCCATGATGCTGCGAGTGACTTTGCTTGTTCCATTATTTGCCTCCTAGTAACGGGATATTAAAGAAAGAGCCGTCCGTATCACCTTGCTTAGTGAAAGAAAAGTGGCAATGCGCCCGATGCGGATTGCTTCCCGAATACTTTCGCCAGCGCCAGCCCATGCGAGACGATGCAATTCGTCCGTCGAAGATGATGTAGGCAATTCGCTTCTCGCCTGCCTTTGCCGCGAGTCGAAGCTGATCTGCAATATCGGGCATGAGGTCGGGCTTGCCTGACTTATGAACATCTCGATCGACATCGATGGCTCTAACCACCCCTGACGATGGATCAGGATTGTGGTCAGAAGGACGCGCTGAATGACGGAGATCGCCGATCCAACCATCGGAACGCCTATCACGATCTGCGAAGGTGTCATCGAATTGCTCTCTCAGCTGTTGTCCAGCTTTGCATAGTACGGGCTTCATCCCAGTAGTTGAGCCAATTCATCGGCTGTTATGCCAAGGCGTTCAAGTAGTGCAGCTTTCTCGCTTGCTTTCTTAGCTTCTTGTTCTGCCTTGAACGCATCTACTTTTGCAAAACCATCTAGATATTCTTGCTTTGTGCAACGAGGTCTATCATCAACCCACACGATACTGTCAAAATCATTGTCAGTAATAATCCAACCGCCAAGCGGTAGCAACATTTCTAAAACTTCATAACCTCTAGCCATTATGCACCTATTTCAAGAAGTGTAATTGTCGAACGCGGGGTACCTACTGATTGCACCAAAACTGCTGCCGAGTTGTTTTGGCAGTTAAACTGTGTTTTGTAAGTAGTAGCTGATGTTGTCGCTGGGCTGTCTAAATAATCTACGGAAAAACTTGTTCCATTCAATCGTAAAGCTGAATTTGTAAGTAAACCAAAAGTAGCAAAATCGATTATATTTGTTGCGCCACGCAATAATCTCAACTGAATTGCATTATCTGAATTAGCGGAAGTTTTAGAACAACCGTTTTGACTGACCAAAACTAGAACTTTGCTAGTCGCTGACGACGGGGTAATAGTTGCGGTTAAACCAGTATCCGTATAGGTATTTGTGGAATTTGAGACCTCTGTAACTGTAGTTGCTTGAATTACCTGCAAAACTTTGCCACCGCCGCCACCACCTACAGTTACCCATGCGGCGCCATCATAGGTTGCAACGGCATTAGTATCCTTGAGATAGGACATCATTCCTTCTTGGGGTGAGGCGATGGCTGAGGTGCGAGCTGCAGCGCTCGCAAAGACCATGACCACCTGAGAGGCTAGATAGCCATTGGCATCGGCCGCCGTAAGGACATCGCCTGTCGTAAATTCTTTGTATCCTAAACCTGCTGCCATTATCTTCTCCTAGTATCCCAGTATGGACGTGCCTATTATACCCGACGTCGATGATCCTATAATGAATCCTTCTACGATGGGCTCAAGTGTTGTAACTGTGCACTTCATTGAATTAGGGGTGATGTCCCATGCCAAACCTTGCACCTGCAAAGTTTTAATAATTGTCGAGCCATCAGGCTGAACATTAGTGATCTTTACATTGTCAAAATAATCAAGGCCAATCATTGTGTCTGTAGGGACTGCGACATCGAGAAGATCGACTGTCATGCCATCGATGCGGATCGTTGTCTCGGCTCTAGTTGCCACATATATCTTGGCGATATCTAAGACTTGAGCGTCTGTCTCTGGAATCATCTCTGTCAAAGTAGTGCCATGAGGGAAGTACTTGGCCGATGAATCAACATTGACTGCCGTCTGTGCTGTGCCACCGATGCGTGTCATGCTGGCTTGATTGATGATCAGTTTGTCATCAAAGGCATATTTAAGGTCAGAATATGGAATCCCAGTAGTCTGATTGAACTCAATCGGTGCAGCCGCTAAAGATGAAACTACATCTGATCGATCCTTAAACTCCGCTGTTCCATCCGTGCGAATAAAGAATGCGCCTTGCTCTGCGAACTCTGCAGCCTTGAGAGCTCCTAATGATGTTCGATCTGTTCCGGGATCTACCTGAACTGTCGTAGAGCCTGTATCTGTAATTCTCATCGATGTAGGGAATGAGACTTGATCTAAAATCTTTGTGATGCGAGTGCCAGTAGTTTGTCCAGCTGTGGCGCCCGTCACACTTGCTATGTTAGCCATCTGAAAGAGTCTAAAGGCATCCGAGCAGACGATGTCCACATATCCGATTTCTTGACCTACGGGATAGTAATACTTATATGAATCGATATAACCTGAAAATAAGAAGTGCTGAGCTGTCGGCGTGGTTGCAGCTACACGAATCTTGCGAAGTGGAGTCAAGAAGCCAAAATAGGGTGAAGATGCATTCTGAGGGTTAAAATACGAATCGGGGTCTAGAACTCTGACTGTGCAGTTGCCAGCCTCGTAGGTATCACGCATGATGTTACGACCACGGCTGATCTTGATTGATCTAGTCACATCGCTGAGATCGACTGTAGGGGTAGGCGTAAGAGAATCGCCGAATGCGCTTGTGCCAATGACGCCATAGCGGTCATCACCTATCACGAAACCTAGCCCGAAGGTAGCGCCCTGTGAATAGTCAAAAGTCACCGAAATGGTTGCAGGTAGGGTCATTTGACTGACGGCGCTCCGCGTCCGTTGTAACGGCTGACGTCAGCAAAGGTTCCTGATAGAGATTGATTTTGTTGAACACTTGTGACTGCGCCGCCGACTACGTCACCATCAAGAATTACCTGTACGTTCATAATCGAGTTAGCGGTTCCACCAGCTCCTATGGCTCCAAGCCCTAAATAATCCCCAGCCATTGTTGAACCCATGCCACCAGTAGGCACGTTAAATACAGGTGGAATCCAGTTACGATAAGGGTTTGGGGCTTCGGGAGTTGTCAGTAATGCAGCCTTAAGATCGTTCTGACGTTTAGTTGCCTCAGTCAATTCTGCAGATAACTTGAGTGCCTGCGACTCATTCTTATCGAGCAAGGCAAGTTGAAGGTTAAGGGATATTCGATCAGTCTCGCTGATCTGTCCTTTGAGAGCGGCTGTGACACCAATGCGATCAAGATCGAGAGTTTTTGCAGCCTTAGTCAGGGCATTCTGTTTCTTCTGTGTGTCAAGTGTTTTTTTCTGCAAAGCTGCTAATTCTTTAGCGCGCTTGGCTGCGTCGGCTTCTGCCTTCTTGCGCTTTGCATCATTAGGATCTACATAACCCGGGCCAAGTGCTGATGATGGGTAGCCGCCCATACCCGGAAGACCTTGTGACTTTTTGCCATAAGCAGATAGAGCATCTAAAAGTTTGAGTGCCTCACCAGCCTGAGGGAATAGGGTAGCTAAAATGCCTCTTGCGCCGCCGATCTTTCCTAGAAGATCAGCACCCGGCAAAGATTTTAACTTATCTCCTAAAACGGCTATACCATAAATGGCATCTCCAACGTAAGTAGCAAGCTCGCCCATAGAATCGGCTAGTGGTTGAATGGAGTTACCTTCACCAGCTAACAATGACAAGCTATCCATAAGGCTCTTGCCTATGGTTTCGCTTGCTTCATTGGCGGCATTAGACAAAATGCCCATCTTGCCAGCGTAAGTAGTTAGATACTGAGCATTGGCACCTGAAAATTGTTTAGCGAGTTTTTCTTGAACGTCTGCAAAACTCATTGTTTTAAGCTCTGCTTGAGTAAGTCCTAGTGAGTATTTGCGAAGGCCGCGAGTCTGTCCGACGTAAGCCATCGATAAATCATTTACAACTGTCTCAAAATCGACACCGCTACCTGTGCTTATGTCTAAGGCTTGAGTAAGTAATTCTGTAGATTTAGCCAATGAGCCCGTAGTGGTCAAAAGCTTTTGCATACTCGGACGAAGCTGGTCGTCGGCGACCCCCGAGGTGCGGGCTAACTGACTTATAAATTCTTCAATGCGTGGAGTTTCAAAAGCAAGACCAAGATTCTTGACGGCTATAGCTAAACGCGATGCGGCCTTTTCGTCCTCTATAAAGGCTTTAGCGGCATTCTTAGCAAACTTGAGAAGTTGAGTCGCTCCAAAGGTGATAGCGAGTTGAGCGCCTAATTTCTTGACGCCTTTTTGCAACGTTGATGTGGCTGTGTTTGCTTCTTTAAAAGCCTTCTTACCTTTAAACTCAGTGATAATCGGGATGCGTAATTCAGCCATTAGATGTTGCCTCTCGCGTTAAACTTGGCGGCTGCTTTTTCTAGCGCCTTAATTACTCCAACTTTGGCTTTACCTTCATCTTCTTTGTAAGCCTTAAAGATAGATCGGCCTTTCATCTGTCCTTGACCTGTAAGAGTTCCGGGAAGAACAGAAACGAACTTGTCATTTGATTTGCGGCCTGACCATTCGTAAATAACCCCAGCAGCGGTTTTATTGTGAATTGATACTGCTTGCACCCATCCACGCCGATCAGGCTTAGTAGGTGTCAGTTTATAGCCAACGCCTCGACGTGCTTCGGCTGCGTCATACATTGGAAACTTAGCAGTCTTGACTTCATGCTTAACAAATCCAGATGGCATAGCCGCATTGGATGGCATAAACCCTCTGGCCTTTTTAACCAATGGCTTTAGGAATCCAACCATCTCGTCACGAGTTTCTTTATCTAGATCAGGCGAGAATTGCTTGAGAGCCTTACGAAGCGCATTAGCGCCTTTTAGCTCTGTAGGCATCGCTCTGCTCCTTCGCTCGGTCTTTCAACGCTTTCAGTAACATTTGAAGCATTGATGGATCTAAATCAATTAAAGATTGTGGAGGGATAGCCGTCTCAATGCTCAATCGAGCAATGAGATAGTGGATGCTATCCCTGCCTAGGCCAAAGGGTCAGACTCTGCAACCTCTACACTCTTAAGAGTTTCGAGAAAGTCTGAGCCGAATGGCTTGACTGTGACTCCACTTAGTCGAAGGCCTTCCCACGCCAACCAATAGACATCTGATTGCTTTTCATCATCGCGAAACGCTTTGTGAAATCCCTTTTTAGCATATAGCTCGAACGCGTATTCAAGGCGAGGTGTAATCTCGATCTCGGTAACGCTGTTATCCGCTAGTGTGACTATTAACTTTGCCATGCTGTGCCCCTTTATTTAGTTTCTTAGAATGTGCCTGTTGGCGTAACTGCGATAGTACCAGAGACGTTAAAGGAAAGGCTCTGGACACTTAGGTCAGCGACGCTTCCGTTGATGTCTGTGGTGTTGTTGATAAGGCAGGTCATTGTGTAAAGAGGGTTGGTCGCTGATACAGCGGTGCCCTTTTCCTGTAGAAGTACTACTGTGACGTTTGTTCCCCATGCAGCTTGCAAAGTAGCAAGTACGTTTGCAGATGCGGTGTCGTTAAGGAAATCGATTGTGACAGATGATGCCTCAAGGCCTTTAACGAATTTATGTCCGCCATCGCCCATTGCTGTTACTTCAAGCTCATCGAAATTGCGGTTTAGTGTTACAGCGGTGACATGATCAGAAAGATCGACAGAGTTAACCTTCACGCCGACCTTGTTGTTTAGAAATACAGCCATGAGATTATTCCTCTTCCTTCTTGATAGTTACTGCCTTAGGTGTTGATGGTGCTACCTGCCCGATCTTGATCAGGAAGGCTTCTTGCTCTTTTTCCCACTCGGACATTTTAGCTCCAACTCGTTAGGACTGAGATATTGATGTTACATGTAAGTAGATCACCTGAGACGGCACTCAGGACGGCCGGAGCCGATACCTCTGTGACGTTGTAGGTGTATGAGGATGCAGCGAGTAGATTAAATACTCGGACTACATTGTCCTCAATTCCGTTTAGGTTGCCTTCGTTATCCAGCAACGGCACCATGACTGAAATTGTGAAGTTAGCCATTGGTGAGATAGATGCGTGCCATCCGTTAGACGGCGAAATGTAAGGAT